CATTCCTTCATCTTGCCCGATTTCACTTCCTGCTTTCTGCCAGGCTTCGGCGCACTGACTTTGATCTGATCGAGCGGGCCATGCTCCAGCGTGTTGCCGGCGTAGTCGAGCAATAACGCATCTGGCTTCGGGCCATACGCGATAGCTGCCAGTCGTCCTGCGGTGGTGGAAAGGTCGTACCCGTCCGCATACACCACGCGGAACTCGCGCCCTACTTGCTGGTAATACAGGCCCGGTGATTTTGTCGGACGCAGCATGGCCACCACAGAGACCATGGGATTGTCGTAGCCAACGGATGCGATGTTGACGTTGACAAGCCAGCGATACTTTCCGGATTTGTGTCCGTTTATCGCATCGGCGCGTCCGGGGCTGCCCTGGTAGAGAACGGCGACCTTTTCGCCGTGGCGTTCAAGCTCGGCCTGCACGGCAAGCACATGGTCAATGTTCACGCAGAACACCATGCCGGAACGTCGCCCCTGGCTTCGTTCAAGCATGTCCCGCATTGTGCGCCCTACCAGGCCATTGGCCATCATTGCTTCGGCCAGCTCGCACTCTACGTACTCGCCGCCGCGGACATGCACGCCGTCGAGGTTTGCGCGCTCCAAGCCTCCGGGCGTAACGATGCGAGAAAGGTAGCCGTCCGCGATCAGGTCAGGGATGCGCGCTTCATACGCGATGTCATTCAACACGTAATCCGGGCCGCAAATGGGGATTGCGCGGCCCTTTAGCCGGTACGGCGTCGCAGTCAGGCCGCCAACACGCAAATGCTGGTTGAACTTCATGCATGCCTCAATGAAGCGCAAATACATGCCTTCACCTTCAAGCGGAATGCCTTGTGCTTCATCGATCAGCAGCAGGTCAAAACGACCAAGCATGGGCGCCTTGTCCGCGACGCTCTGAATCTGCATGTATTGCACTTTGTCGAAGCGATCGCGTCGACGCAGGCCGGCCGCGTAGATGCCCATGGGTGCATCTGGCCACATGGTGCGCAGCTTCTCGGCGTTTTGCGCCACAAGTTCCTGGCTCGCGGCCAAGATGCCCACGCGCGCATCAAACTCTTTGACGCCATCCATGGCCAGGGCACCCATCAGAGGGGACTTACCGGCGCCGGTGGGGAGCACGATACAAGGATTGCCGCTACACATGCGCAGGTAGTCCCAGAACGCGTCCCTGCCTTTTTCCTGATACCAGCGCAATTGCATTACGCAGCCTCCGGCGTGGAGAGCCGCATCGCTTCGGCAAGGCAGATGTCCACGACGCGCTCGCACATCGCTACATCGAACATGCCGATGTGGCACTGGGCGGGCCGGATGCCAAGACGATCTGCAAGCCAGCGATAGCGCGAAGAGCGTTTGCCGCGGCCCTTCTTCCAGAGCGGATCAAAGGCTGCGTGGGCATCCATCTTTGCCCTGCGCAGTGCAGCGTCAGCGAGTCGTCCCAGCGGCTTCACCGTGCCGGGATGGCAACCCACCCATGCGCCACACGGTCGGCACATGTAGAAGCGCAGCTTGTGCAAGTCAGGCCGGTGGGGATACACCTGTGATCCGCGTACAAAAGACGTTTGACGCGAACAGTAGTCACACAACACCGGCGTCATGCTGCGTGCCTCTGGCTCTTCTTGACACGGTGGCGGTGATTTTTGCCGCCAACGATATTGCGCTCGACCTTGGTCGCGAGCAGGTCTTCGCTGATGAGCTGCCAGAGGGCGAACCGACCAGGGCGCGGCGCGTAGACGCCCACCAAGTCTTCCTCGACGACGCCGCTGGGCGATTCAACCGTCACGTGTCCGTCCGGAGACAAGCAGACCGCGCGCGGTTTGGATGACTCAGCAATGACGATCGCGGCGCGGTCGGCGCAATCGCTGATGGTATGCATGCCGAGTCGGCCGCATTTAATCTCGTTCATTCGTTATGCCGCCTCTTTGTGTTCGACAAAGCGCGCGTCGAACGCGTCGCGAAGCTCGTTCGCCGCCTTGTCTCGGATGAGTGCAGGCGTAGCCGCGGCCAACTCGGAAGACTCGAAGCTGCCAGGCCCGCGTGCACCATTGCGGAAGGTGAAGCCGTCCGCGGCTTTGTATTCCACCCAGTTATCGTCGTTGCTTGCGTCTATAGGCTCGCCCCAGCGCTTGAGCAGTGCGGGGATGTAGCGATGCTCTGGGCAGCCTTCGGGTTGCGCTTCTGCCGGGATATCCGCATTCCATTTCGCACACGACCAGCGGCCGTCGCCGTCCTTCTCCGGCGTCGAGTGAAGGCAGGTCCGGCACGAAACGCGCGGCAGCTGCGTGGTGTGGCAGACCTTTGTTGCCGGGCAGAACTTGCACTTGAAAAAGGATGGGTCCGCGCTGATGCCCTGCGGCGGCGCTTCTGCAAAGATGATGCGCTCGGCCTTCGCTTCCAGGCGCGCACCTTCGGCTTCGTCTGCGTTGATGCGCTCCGCGTACAGGCTGTCGTCGTCCTTGCACACGGCCAGATACAACGTGCGCTCCAGGGAGGCTAGGCGCATCTCGATCTGGTTTTGCGCGACGTGCTCCGGATGAGCGACGGCAACGCCTTTGCCAGGCTGCGGAAATTGTAGGGGTGCCTCGCGGTGCTTGCGTCTCTCGTCGGGTTTCCCTGCCATCTCGCTGAACGACTTCTCGCCGCTGGTCTTATAGCTGACGTTGTGCCATGTCTTCGGGGCTTCCGGCACGCCGAGAGCTACGCCGTCGATCTTGGCCACGAAGTGGCCGCCGCAGGCGGTAAAAGTGAACTGCTCGCCGGTAGATGGGTCGAGGTCTTGAACCTTGCAGCCGATGCCGCGCAGCTCTTCGGTGAAGAGCGTCTCTTCGCGGTGGCCGCGATTGAACAGCCGCAACATGCGTCCGTCGAACTGTTCGACCGCACACCATCGGAATGCATACCACAGCCGTTGCTCGCATTCCTGGCCGATCTGCGACGCGCCAAGCCGGCGCGAAAGTCGCTGTGGTTTGGCAGCCCACCAGTCGTAAATAGCCTTGACGGTGAGCGATTCGGGCTTGCTGGGTAGGGTTGCCATCGTGGGTACCGTGGTGGTGGAACGTGTGCCGGGTGTCTGCGTCTACACCGCCCGGCCGGCGCAGGAGTCGGGCTTCCGTGCCCTGGCGCGCGACTCGCCTTGTCGATCAATTACGCTGCGTTCTTACGTGCCCACGACGGCGCGCCGCCGGAATGCTGTGCAGGTTGGTTGTGAGTCATGGGCGCTGCGCCGTGCTGATGGTGGCCGCCGCCGGCACCTGCGCCCTGCAACTGCTCGGGCGTCGCTTTCTTCCATGCCTTGACCTCGTTTTTATCCTTGGGCACCACATAGCCGTTCTTGCCCTGCACCGTGCCGGCCGGAATGAACTCGACGCGGATGACGTGTGGCTTGTAATGCAGGTCCTGCGAGTCGCGCGGATTGGCGACGCCGGTTGCCTCGCGGATGCTGCTGAACTGGCGGTTTGCTATCTGAACCGTCTGGGGATTGGGATGCAGCAAGCTGAGGTTCGCCCATACCTTGCGGTTTTTGAACGGGCCTTCGAGGATCGTGTACGTCAGTGCGAGATATTCGCCCTCGCTGTTGTTGAACGGCTCCATGTCGCTGTCGGTGATGTGCGCCAGGTAGTCGCCTGAGGGCAGGGGGCTGAAGTCTTCCTGCGCCTCAGCATTCGGGTCGTAGTGGCCGGTTAGGTTTGCCATGTTCGTTTGCCTTGGTTCGTGGTTGCGGTTGTGGTGCTTGGTTAAGCAGCGAGTGCGCGCGGCATCATTGCTTGCATGAGCGCGTCCCAGCTGAGGTCGATCGTGTCAGGCATGCCATAGCGGTTGCCGGCGATGTAGGAGGGCTTTGCGTTGACGTGGAGTACGCGGCGACCGGTACCGACACCGCGCGAGCGCGTGCCGCTGAAGCCATCTTTTTCCTTCTTGATGGCCACTTCTTCCTGGGCAAAGCCGATAACGTCGGCCCACTCAACAGCAAGGCCGAGAGCGCCTTTGTTGAGCTTCAGTTCGTAGCGGTCGAAGGCTTCGACGTCGGGTGCCTCGAAGCGCTTCACCAGGCTGTGCGCAATCAGCACGATGGCCTTGCCGTGATTCAGGCGAAGATCATTCAATGCATCGAAGAACTGGCGCCATACATCGTTTGCGGCGGTGTAGCCCTTTCCGTAGCCGGGCGCCTCGATGTTTGCCCAGTTGTTTTCCTTGCACGTATGCGCCCAAACAAGCGGTTCCAGCCAGTCGAGCGAGTCGATAACGACCGTTCCGAAATCGGATTGCTTGACCACGTCAAGCCATGACATGACGTCTGCGAACGATTCAACGACGTTTCCATCGTTCACTGCCGTGGTTTCGATGCCATCGAGACCGTCTTCCAGGCAAATGAACACCGGGTTGTATGCGCCGGCGGCAAAGGTGGATTTACCTACCTTCTGTGCGCCGTGGATGATCACGCGCGGTGGCTTGCTATTGCGAGTGGTCTTGCTGATGGATGCGAGCGAAATTGCCATGTTGTAGTGCTCCGGGTGGTGGCCGCTTTACGCGGCAAGTTCGTAGTTGTCGGCGTTCTTCGCCTTCAGGCGCTCGATCGCGACTTGCGGCTTTGCCGGCTTCGATGTGATGGCTTGGGCGAGCAGCGCATACGCTTCCGGGTTGGAGTCCTTCAATTCGGTGAAGCCCTTTTCGATTACTTCGGGCTTGTACCGAATGGCCTGGTCGAACAACTCCGGCGAGATTTGGCGCTTGATGGCTGCAAGTGCCTCGCCATCAACGCTGCGATTGATGCCGTACGTCACGGCTGCCTTGTACTCGTCGCCCCTCTTGCTTACGCTTCCCTTGTCCTTCTTGGGCATTAGCGCGATCACTGCATCTTCCGCCTTGATGCGCGCATCCTTTGCGACAGCTTCGGTGATTTTCGCTTGCGCAAGAGCGCTTATTGCTTCGTCCAGTGGGTTGCTCATAGGTGCATAGCTCCGTGCATTTGGATGGCCAAATAGATGGCCGACAGCATCACGATCGCGTAATAGCTGTAATCGGGACGCCCGTTGTTTACGTCGACGCTCATGTCGCGACTCGCTATCTGGTGAGCCACATGATGGCGATGCAGATCAGCTCTGCTGCTGCGACCTGCGCCAGGATTCGCAGCGCCTGTTTCACGCGCAGTCCTTCGGCGCAACGATCCGGACGTTGCGCAGGTAGCAGGTTGCGGCGGACAGCGCCGACGCTACTGAATGCCCCTGCTTTACGGATCGAAGCGCGAGCCGTTCAGCCAGGTGCGTGGTGACGGGGCCGGCGTGCGCGTGCATGCGGATCACGCGGCGCATGAGAAAAAGGNTTGCGGGGTAGACGGTGACGGTCATGGGGTGTCTCCAAAGCTGGCGAGGGCGGAGCGCAGGCGGTCGTACATCGCCATGCGCGGGTCATCAATTCGAAAGGTGATTTGGTCGCAGAGCGCGCGGGAAGCGGCGGCAAGCTCGGCGACGTCGACGGCTGCTTGAAGTAGGTCTTCAACGTGGCCGGTGTCGCCACTGGCGCGCATGTCGCACACCACGGCGGTCAGGATGGCAACGGGATTTGTCTTTGCCATGGACAGGCTCATGCGGCACCTTCCATGCGCTGCACAGCCTGCTGAAGGTCCTGCAGGTCGCGGTAAGCGCCGCCAACACCGCCACCATCCGCGCCCATGAATGCGACGATCAATGCACGGATTGCGGGAATGGACTGGCACGCCCGGCGCGACGATTCGAGCAGCTCGGCAATAACCGTGCGCGCGCGGTACAGGTCGCGGGCTTCGTCGCCATGCGCCTTGGCCCATGCGCGATCGATGATCGCGAGCACGCTGAGCGGAGCTTGTGGCTCATCATGGCGCGGGCTCATGCGGCGGCCCTCATCTCGGCCGGCGCGAACTGCTCGGCCATGCGCGACAGCGCGCTGCTGATCTTGATGC